CTTGTAGAAGATCCTGCGACGATCGCAGCTAAGGAGGCGTTACTATCAACGCCAGATGTCTATGATCCAAGCGGAGATTTTGGTTTGCGTAGTGCACCTGAGAGCTTACTAGACGCCCCATCGTTAGATCCAGATTTAACACTAATCACGTCAGGACCGCACGCGGGCAAATATATCGATAGAAGCGGCCGATTAAGGATGCCATAATGCCACGCAAGAAAACACCAGCTCGGATTAAATATGCCAACGGAACAACCTACACAGATGATAAGGGCGTTAAGCGTAAACGAACATCTGCGAAGGGCACCAAGCGCGGTGACGCGTATTGTGCGCGTAGTTCGGGCCAGAAACAAACTGAAAAAGTTAAAGTCAGACGCAAGGCATGGGGATGCCGAGGCAAGAAATCCGTAAGATCAGGTGGTAAGTAATGGACCCATTTCTGCGTAAGCTATATGTCGACCTAACGATGGATGAGGACAACGCGTACCGTCTGCGTGAGGATGACACCGAAGGCTATATGTACAGCGACAACACGATTATGCGTGCGTTGCGTAAGCTCGAGGCCGCAAAGGACGCAGACGAGTTTAGCTATCTTGTAAAAGCAATGCGTGAGTATGGTCCGCGTGCTGGTGCGTCCATGAACTACGAAACAAGCAACTACGCCGGCCAAGATTTCTTCGATGATAGATTGGCGGATTATCAAGAGGCCGGTCGACGCGGTGATATCTTGGGTCAGGGGAAGGCGATGGCGCGCGTTGGCATGGGATTGCTAAACCCGCTTAGTTCAGGCGATAAGCGCGCAGGCGTTACACGCGGATTATTACGTTATATTTCGGAGAGAGAGTGATGGTAGATCGTGCTGGCGAACAAAGATACGGGCGCGAAATCAACAGCCCGTTTGCTCAGTTTTACGCAGCCAAGCGTCGTCACGATGTAAACATGGCGTTAGCTAGACGTCGTCAGCACGCTCTTGGCCTCACGTCTCCAGTTGGGGGTGCTGATAGCTTTTCTGATGTAGGATTTAACTCAGCGAGCTTAGGCTTTGGCATCCTAGATCCGATTTTGCGTGCAGCCGACAGCTTTGTGTCCGCCGATCGCGGTCTGATCCCGCAGGAAGACATGATTGGCGAGGCTTTCAATGTTACTGGCGTTGCTACAGCTGGTGCAAGTGCCGTACCTGTTAAGGGTGCAGCTTTACGCGCAAATAATTTGAGCGGGCTTGTTTCTCGCGTAAAACCACCCACAAAAGAAGAGCTTGACCCACTTGGCTACCAGAAAACCAAAATGCGCAAGTCGCTATTCAACACCGAGGTCGACGAGGTCGATTTAGGCGAAAACTTGCTACGCATCCCACGTTCTTGGGAAGAGATGGAGAACCGCCTGATTTTGCCGTTTTACGGTGACCGCACAAGCCGTGGCATGGAAGTGCGCGGAGTAGATGACATGGTCTTCGATACGCCAGTGTACACTGAGGGCGGTGTGGACTTTATGCGTGGCCCCGCTGCGCAAGCTGACCGCGCTATCTGGGCGTCGAACAGCAACATCATTAAGCGTATCGCAGATGAGGCGGAAGCCGCGCGCAAGGCGGCAGCCGGGGAGCCTGTGTTTGGTATGACTGGCTCAATGGCTCCTGATGCAAACGACTTTGCGGTGCATACTGGGTCTGTGATGGCTGAGATGGTCAAGAAGTCCAAGATAAATCGTGAGACAGCGGCGTCATTCAATGACGCAATGCGCGTCGTTGATGAGACTTTCCCCGGCATTCGGTCACCGAAGCTGCGCGAATGGGTCGACAGCACAACATCGCCAAAGCGTAAAATGTTTATTCGTTTGATGGACAGCGCACCGATGCAGGCTGGCGGTATGCCAAGCCCAGCGCAGGCGCGTTATGCTGCCACGGATGCGACGCAGCGTAACATGGGATCAGGTCAGTTCGGCATGGGTGTCGCGCAGCTTGATGAGCTGTCACCGATTTTGCGAATTAATCCAGAGGGCAACCGTCCGGGGCAATCATTCCCGCACCGCACATACAACACACAAATCACCGGAGATTACTTTGGTTCGCTTCCACCCGTTCCGCAGGGCTTATTGTTTAAGGACGTCTATGATAGAATGGAAGGCGGGGTCACTAAAAAAGGCCAGCCGTACAACGAAGCACATAAGACGCATGCAATTAAAACAATTATGCCAGTACAGCGTTTGCGACCAGAAATTATCGAAGGTATCCTAGACTATCTTCAGCGCACCGGTAACTAAGGGGTTATAGAATGGACTATGAAACACAAATGATCGTCGCTGAGATGGAAGCGCTAAACCCCAACGTGATGGGTGAGGACGAGCTGCAAGGCATCGTTGGCAAAGAAATCGAGGACGCACGCGATTATGTGGACAACACGGTGTCACCGATCCGCGCGTCGGCGACGCAGTATTATCGGGGCGAGCCGTTTGGTAATGAAGAGGACGGCCGCAGCCAAGTGGTCAGCATGGACGTACGGGATACCGTACAGTCAATCATGCCGTCACTTATGCGCATTTTCCACGGCACAGATCGCACTGTTGAGTACATCCCGCAGAACGCCGAGGATGTCGCATCAGCAAAGCAAGCGACAGAGTATGCAAATTATGTGATCAACCGCGACAACAGCGGCTTCTTGCATATGCACGCCGCGTTCAAGGATGCGCTGATCCGCAAGGTTGGCGTGTTGAAGTGTTACTGGGATGATCAGACAAAGTTTGAGACGCATGACTTGACCGGGTTGGACGACAACGCCTTGGCCGCGTTGATGGCAGATCCAGACGCCGAGATCGAGATTGTCGCATCCGAGCCAGTGGGTGAGCCTGACTTTGACCCGATGACTGGCGAAATTATTACGGCTCCTATGATGCACGCCGTGCGTGTGACTTACACGCACCCTGACGGACGCGTGCGCCTAGAGGCTGTGCCGCCCGAGGAGTTCCTTATTTCTCGTGAGGCCAAGTCCATCGAGGAAAGCGATTACGTCGCTCACCGGCGTATTCTGACGGTGTCAGAGCTTGTTTCGATGGGATACGACTACGACGAAGTGTCGGCGATGGCGTCAGCGCACGAAGACATGACGACGAACATCGAACGCCTGACGCGCAACTCAGCTCTCGATAACGAGCTAAACGAGCGTCACGACCCGGCGATGAAGAAAGTCATGTACATCGAAAACTACATCAAAGTGGATTACGATGGTGACGGCATCGCGGAGCTGCGCAAGATTTGTACAGCGGGTGACGGTAATAAGATTTTGATGAACGAGCCGTGCGCAATGGTTCCGTTTGCATCATTCTGCCCCGATCCCGAGGCGCACGACTTCTTTGGCATGTCTATTGCTGATACGGTCGCAGACATCCAGCGGATTAAATCGAACATTATGCGCAACACATTGGATAGCTTGGCGATGTCTATCCACCCACGCATGGCGATCACCGAGGGTATGGTCAACATCGATGATGCCATGTCGACAGAGGTTGGCAGCGTAATCCGTCAACGTCAGCCTGGAAGCGTGCAAATGCTGTCGATGCCGTTTGTTGGCCGCGAGGCGTTCCCAGTGTTGCAGTACATGGACGAGCTCAAAGAAGCCCGCACAGGCATCTCAAAGGCGTCTATGGGCCTTGATGCAGGAGCGTTGCAATCATCTACTGCATCAGCCGTTAACGCGACTGTGGCGGCCGCTCAGCAACATATCGAGCTGATTGCGCGTATCTTTGCCGAGACTGGCATGAAGCAGCTTTACAAAATCGTGCTGCACTTACTGACAACGCATCAGGATCAGCCGCGCATGGTGCGCCTGACGAACGAGTTTGTGCCGATCGATCCCAAAGCATGGAACGCAAACATGGACGTGAGCGTCAACATAGCGCTAGGCAAAGGTAACGACACCGAGCGCATGATGATGTTGAAGCAAATCGGAGACATGCAGAAAGAAGCAATCATGCAGATGGGTCCGGTCAACCCGCTGACCGACATGAGCAAGCTCGCAAACACACTCAAAGCGATGACCGAGATTGCCGGGTTCAAGGACAGCTCGCAGTTCTGGTCTGATCCTGCGCAATTCCAAGCGCCACCAAAAGAGGATAAGCCAGATCTAAACGAGCAATTGATCATGGTGCAGATCCAGCAAATCCAAGCGGACATGCAGAAGAAGGCGGCAGAGCTTGCGCTAGAGCGTGAGAAAATGTTGATGGACGACGATCGCAAGCGCGATGAGTTGGACGCAGAGCTATTCGTAAAAGCCGAGGAAATGGCGGCTAAATACGGAACGCAGCTAAACGTGGAAGAAATCCGCGCAAACTTGCAGATGAACCGCGAGATGCTGCGAAACCAAGCTGAAATCATCAAGGGAGCAATAGATGATAGCGAAGAGTAAGCAGAAGATTATTGAGGATGGTCATCATGCAAAGCGGCTAATGGACGACGATAAGCTGCAAGAATTTTTAGACGAAATTAAAGCCAGCTGCCACGTTGAAATCGAGGTGACTGGCTTTAACGATACGCAGGCGAGAGAGGCTGCGTATATGAAGCTGAAGGGCGTCGATCATGTGCGTCAGGCGCTTCAGGCAATGATAGATAACGCATCTATTGAAAAAAACGGGAAATAGACGCATAATAATGGAGAAAGACTATGGCAGAAACCAATAACCCACTTGGGACTGATCTGTTCACAGCACAAAATGCTATTAGGCAAATGATTGCACCCGAAGAGGATACTGCGACTGAGCCGAACGCGCTTGAGGCCGAAGCTGAAGAGGTAATCGAAGCGGAAGCCGAAATGCCAGAAAGTGAAGAAGAATACCAAGAGTATGACGCTGCACCCGAAGGCGAACCAGATGGAGAAGGCGAAGCCGAAGAGTTTGACGACCAATCCTTTGACTTACTTGGGCAGATTGTCGAGGTAGACGGAGAAGAGATGACGGTCGAAGAGCTGCGACGCGGAAACCTGCGACAGAAGGATTACACGCGAAAAACCCAAGAACTTGCTGAAACTCGCAAAGAGATGGAAGCACAGTTTCAAGAGTTAGAGCGTGAACGTGCTCAATATGCCCAGGCGCTACCCTTACTACAGGAACGCTTGGAGCAACCGATGGAACAGGAGCCTGACTGGGACAAGCTGTACGAAACAGACCCCAATATGGCAGCGAGAGCAGAGCGCAAATGGCGCGTTCAACAAGACGAGCGTAAAGCTCAGTTGGATGCAGTACGCCAAGAGCGTGAACGCATGGCACAGATTGAACAGCAACGTATGGCGCAGTATCAAACGCAATACACTGAACAACAAAGAGCCATGTTGCCAGACCTTATTCCTGAATGGCGTGACACTAAGGTCGCGAAGCAGGAAGCCGGCGAGCTACGATCATTCCTCTTGAACGAGGGATTTTCGCAAGAAGACGTGAATGGTCTAGCAAATGCATCGCTTGTGAAATTAGCGCGTAAGGCAATGCTGTACGACAAAGGCCAAACTCGAGCAACGCAGGCAAAGACAGCCAAGGCGAAGCCGAAAGCCAAGACGATGCGGTCAGGGTCACGCGGATCACAACCAGCTCCAAAGAGTGCGCAAACACAAGCGTTCCAACGCTCAAAGCAAACTGGCCGTGTTGCTGACGCAGCGGCTGCAATCAAATCGTTACTCTAGGAGGCCACAATGGCAATCGTAACAAATACATTCACATCACACTCAGCGGTTGGTATCCGCGAGAGCTTGCATGATGTTATCTCAAATATTTCGCCTGAAGAGGTGCCGTTTCAATCTAACGTCGGCTCTGAAAGCGTAAGCAACACTTACTTCGAATGGCAGACTGACAGCCTAGCAGCGGCTGCGACAACAGCCGTCATCGATGGTGACGATGTGGCGTCTTTCGACAGCACATCAGCGACAACTCGTGTTGGTAACTACACACACATCCGTCGTCGTACAGCGATCATCGCGGACAACTTGTCAGCGCAAGATCTTGCTGGTCGTAATGACGAGCTAAGCTACCAGCTTGCGAAGCGTGGTAAAGAAATCAAGCGCGACATTGAGAAAGTCCTATGTGACAACAACGCTCAAGTTGCTGGCGCAGCCGCGACA